ACGGCCAAAGAGGTTATAGCCGGGTATGGATAGCGTCCATTCCCACTTGTCGTCCCTAACCTTGGAACGCTGTCATTTTACGCCATACAGTGGCTGAGATCTAACCCCGCGACGGGTATGTGTGGTGTACAGCAAGCGACTTTGGGGGTCACCACAAGGCACTCCTCTGCATGTTGATGTCTCGCGGCTCTAGTCGTTGCGGGTAGCCAAGACGGTCCTGTACAACTCATCTACGATACCGTAGTTGTGTACATGGACGTCGACCATGCGAGCATTCTGAACGTCAGCCCACACGTATCCGTCTTCGCTCACTTCCCGGGGGAACGCCCCGAGTTGCGGGTTGAAACTGAAACGGGCACCATTGTCGGGACCGACGATGGTGTGAGGGACTGGGTTGGCGATAGAGAGCTCACGGAACGTGCCTTGTCCGCCGATCTGATGTTGCACATCGGATTGGGACGGGGAGAGGTTCCTCAGCATCTGGACTACTGGCAAAGGTTTGGAAGGTGAGACGTTAATCTCAACCGGTTCGGCTAGAGTGACTGGTCCCCTGACAACTACGTTGACAGGGTCGGGTGTGGCCAGGACTGTGTAGACAATGCCGTTTACCTGTACCGTTGGGACTCCATCCACTACGACATGGGTGGTGCCTTTCACTTCGACATCGACAGGGGAAGTTATGGTTGCTTCCACTTTGGTGTCTGGAGACAGGTGGACCATTGGGAGAGATCGGATATCGAGAGGGGTACTCTCGGCAATCTCGACCTTGACTTGCTCCTTGATCTTAACAGTTGGCTCGTTGACGACGTCACATTCGAATTTCTTCTTGTGACCGAGAACATCCTTCTCTGCGGCGAGCACGAAAAGAGGCTCAGGGAATTCCACTTCTTCGAGGTGGAGCATGTGATTCTTAACGGCTACTGCTTCGTTCTTAACTTCAACGTCGACCTTGTTTTCGACGCGGACGCGAACTTCGTCCTCGACTTCAACTTGCACTTTGTTCTCAACTCTGACAGGCAATGGCTCAGGCACGGAAACGGCGAGACGCTTGTCGATGACACACTCCACTAGAGTGTTCAACGACTCGCTAATCTTGTCGAGCTTGTCTGAGACTGCGTCAGTGAACCAAGCGGTGTACGAGGCACTTGGCATAGCGAGGCGATACTCGGCAGCTTGCAATGCAGCTATGGTAGCACGTGCATACCAAATGGCGTAATCTTCAGAAGGCATTCCCAATTGGAACGCTTGCTGGGATAACCATGTAGTATACAAGTCATCGGGTTCCGTCTGCCGCACGACGTTACCCCAACCTAGTTTGACGAAGGGAGGGAGTAACTACGTGGGTAGAGGTAATCGAACACGGTGCCTGGGATCGGTTCGTCTTGGAATGAAACCGGGACGAACTTGTCTTTATGGGTCCACACGTGGTTGTCGTAGATAGCTGAAGTGAACGGAGCCGTTACGGCTCCAGTCACGTCATACACATTCCATAAGGTCGGGATTATTGGCTGGATGGTGTGTGTAGTGTCATTGTAGGCAGCGAGGTGGAAGTCGATGCCCAGCCCTCCGTTGACAAGATAGGCCCTGATATGGGTGGCCTCGACGGACTGGTACACATTGTCGCCGGTGAGGACTACGTCCACAGGGGTTGGAATGCGCACGCAGAACTTATCATCTGGCAAGAAGCCGAAGAAGGTAGCGAAGCGAGTTGGTGTCAGGTCTTTGGGAGTCTGACCGATTGGTGATATCAGGATGTGGCCCACCCTGTTGGAGGTGGCTGGTAATCCATACACGTTCAAAGTGTGGTCGGCCACGATTGCCGAGATTGCAGTCTGGTCACTTTCCTTGCGGAACGTGGCATCATGCAGCTCGACGACCCATTCTAGGTCAACCGTGACTGGACAGATCTGACTTGGCTTTGAATCTACGAGCACATGGAATTGACCTGGACAGTACTCACGCACTGCGTCGGCCCCACGTGTTGGTGCCTCAGTATAAAAGAGCTTCTGGGGGATTTTGACATTATGGACAGTGGACTTCCACCACGGTTGTGTGAAGGAGCCAGTGTTGGACATAAGGTATGGTATAGAAGCTGTGCCGGTCGGCAGGACGTCGGCGGCATCTTTGACGAAACCGGCGACATACCCACCAGCCGTTGTCGTTGCACATTGGGCGTTGACACGGAACTTCAACGACCGGTATTTGATTCGTTGGAACGTCCGTGCTGTTGACCCAAGGCGATAGGCAATGTCTGGTGTGATCGGGATCGAAACGATCGCTGACCCAGCATCATAAGTCGATGCGTCAACTACGGTGACAATTCGGTCACAACCCTTCAGAAGGATTGAATTCGAACTGGTCGTTCGCAATGCATTGGCTTTAGCTACTGGCGCTACTGAGCGTGATGGATTATTGTTACGTTTGTGAGAAGAGGGTTGTTTCACCGGTTTCCCTTTCCGGTTTGATTTATGTGTGTTGTTCTTGTTTGCGTGAGGGGACTCTCTCGATGCTGGGTGCAAGCCAGTCGAGGTCTTTACGGGTCGTCAGTTCCAAGTAATTCGGTTAACCGATTTA